GGATTTACTCGGATTTACTCGGATTTACTCGGATTTACTCGGATTTACTCGGATTTACTCGGATTTACTCGGATTTACTCGGATTTACTCGGATTTACTAGGAGCAGATTCAGAGTCAGTTCTTCTGGTAGAAGAACGACCACCTCTATTACCGCCACGTCCTCTACCACGACCAGCACCGCCTCTGCTTGGGGCACCAGTGCCTCTTCTAAAGGTTTGTGGTCTTTCACATAGTAAAGGACCACCACCTATACCAGTAACATTAGATGCGAGGGATTTTCCACTCTCGTCTTGAGTAACACTGTATGATACATATTCACCTTGAGTTAGAGTTTTATAAACACTGTTTGTAGTAGTGATTTGACTATGATGTACAAATACATCTTCAGACGTTGTGGTATCAGTTATAAATCCAAAGCCAGTTTTAGGGTTAAACCATTTTACTCTTCCGGTTTGTCTCGTTTCTGTTGACATGATATTATATGTATAATAATACACATTAACTTTAAATAAAAATAGTTTAAATATTAAAAAGTATATATTTGTTTATATTAAATGAAGAGTATATTTAAAGTAATCATATTTGTAATAGTTATAATATTATTTTTGCATTTCAGAAAATATAGAAACTATACAAATGAATATCGGATCGATCAACAAGAACTAGACTATATTAAAGGACCAGAACTTTATAATCAACTTGATCCTCTTATTATCACATTTATAGAAGAAATTAGTCTATATAATAATATTTCTAAATATAGTTTATATTCTCCATTAAGTATAAACAAAAAGACAGGAAAGTATAATCCTAATAATGATTATCTATTACACAATAATGAATTATTTTTTATAAGACCTAAAAAAGAGGTTAGAATTGAATTAGTTAATCCTAAATTCACAAAATTCTTTAAATATAAACAAAAAGATGAATATCTTAAAAAATATATACTAGATAAATCTAACTTTAATAAGGTTCAATCCATAGATGTTATAATACGTGAATATAACATTCTTTTTATACCAAGACACTGGTTATTTAAATTTGATACTAACGACCAAACTATTGATGTATATAAAACTGATAATATTTTTACTTATTTCTTTACACTTTTGAGATTATGAAGGTCTAATTATATATGAAAAATATTCTCTAAATGCTTGTTTAGCGAGTATATCTCCAAAACTATTGTCTATAAACTGTAAATATTTTTCTATAATATATATAAAATCTTTGTCTACTCCTTGGCTTTCTACTTCCCTTTCTCCGCACTGTGTCCATAACATTTTCATATCTTCGAAAATACTTGTACCATTAGATTTTGGTTTTTTTCCAAATGGTGTATTAAATTCTTCAAGAATTTGTCCAAAGAAGGTTGTAGTATCATACAATCCACCCATATCTTGTTCTGAAATACCAAAATCTATTATTTTTATATCATATATATCCCTATCAATATTTCCAGACAACATTATATTTTCCGTATGAATATCTGAATGAATAATCTTATTGGTTGATAATAAGAAAAGACCTCTTAATATATTGGATAATCTTACAAAAAATAAACCTAACTTATCATAATTTAATTTAGGAAGAATATTTCGAATATATACATTAAGTTTATATGAACCAACATAACTAATATTTAATACAACAAGATGAGTATCCCACCATCCTTTTTCGGTTAGTTCTTTAGCAGGTACATTCCAACCCACTGGTTTACAATCATTCAATACTTCTCTTCTCCATTCAGCCTCATCCATTTCAAAATTAAAATATTCTAATAATAAACTATGAAAACTTCCTTCTGGGTCAATTCTTTTAATTATTTTTAATATTTCAACTTCTTTTATTCCTTCAGCTCGCATTACAAGTTTAGAAACAATATTTGGATCTTTTTTTTTTATATCTGGATAAAAAACACACCCAAATGCCCCAGTTCCTATAAACCCTCCTCCAATTAATATATAGGCTGAATTCGCTTTTTTTACAAAATAAAACATTTATAATATACAAATATAATACTTCGGTAATAAGATTCTAATATTATCAAAGTATAATATAAATGCCAGGTGGATTATTACAACTTAATGCTCTAGGCGATGAAAATAATTATTTAAATGGTAAGCCCAAAATTAGTTTTTTTAAATCAATCTATATGCGTCATACTAATTTTGTTAAAAATACAATTCAAGTTAATTCTAATATATCTGAAAAATTAAAATTAAACGAATCAACCTTTATTAAAATCAAAATTCCACGTAATGCGGACCTTATAAGCCAGACATTTTTAAAACTAAATTTGCCAGATATTTATTCTTCCAGAGAACAAGGATTCAAGTTTATAGAAAATATTGGAGAAATGATAATAAAATCTGTAAAATTATATATAGAAAATCAATTAATTGAAGAATTAACAGGAGAATACATCTACATATATAATAATTTATATAATACACATGATAAAAACAATATAGTAAATAATATATCCGGAAATACATCTGAATTAAATAATCCTATTGGAAATATTGATAATAATTATAGAGGTTCAACAAATACAAGCACATACAGTAAAGATGGTGAAACCTGGATTGATAAGGATTTTGAAAACAAACCCACCATTAATGGTAAAACACTATATATACCCTTACCATTTTGGTATACACGATTTAATGGATTATCATTACCTATAATTGCTTTGAAATATCATACTGTTTATATTGAGATTGAATTACGCCCATTAAAAGATTTAGTATTAATTTCAAAAAAGGAAGTGATAACGCTAAATAAGTCAATAAATACTAATGATGAGGATTTAGTATCAGAAAGTGAAATGACAAGATATTACGATTGTAAACCAGATAATACATTTAATATAGATAACCATTTAAATGGTAATCAATGGAATCTGAATCCATGTCTTGATATATCATATATATTTTTAGATAATACAGAGAGAAATGAATTGGTAAAAAGAAATAACCAATTTTTAATTGAACAGGTACAATACAGAAAGGTAAATAATATAACTGGACAAAAAAATGTACAGATTGAATTATTTCATCCTATAAAAGAATTATATATACATGCTCGTAGAAATGATATGAGTGAAATTAATCAGTGGAATAATTTTACAAATAAAGACTATAAAAGTCAAAGTTTGTATGATTTTCAAACGCACTATCTTGAATTATGTTCAAAACAAAGTAATGGAAATATTATTCAAAATTTAGGTTCATTTAGAACAGATGGTTCTTACACTAATATTAAAATTCCAAATACATGGAATGGGGTTTCAGAAAACCTAGATATTCCTGGAAGAAAGGCATATAGCGAAGATGATATACAAAAATTACTAGATATCTGGAAATACAGAAATCACAACAATATACCTTCCATAAATAAAAGCAACTTTAAATTTTATGACGAAAACATAATTGAAAATATGAGTATTTTAATAAATAATAATGAAAGGTTAGAGAAAAAGGATATAGAATATTATGCTCTTGTCGAAAATTTTAGTTATCATAATAATAGTAATATAGAAGGTCTTTTAAATTATTCATTTTCAAAAAATCCTGAAATATTCCAACCAACGGGTATTTGTAATTTTTCAGAAATAGAAAATATTACATTTAAGATTAAAATGAAAGAGCCAGTAGTGTATGGTGAAAATTATAAATATGATTTAGACTTTTATTTTGTAAATTATAATATTTTAGACATACGTCATGGAATGGGTGGATTAGTATATGGAAACAAATAAAATCAATATGTTTTATATAAACTGTATTTTATATAAATAATATTAAATATTTCAAAATAGTGTAAATCTATTATTGATTAGAGATTTTTAGGTATTATTTATCCTACAAGTTCTTTTAATTTTTTTTCTACCATTTCTCTGGCTTTGCCTACTGATATTTTTTCTCCGTTATTAACTGATCTTACTTTTTTAAGAGATTCTGCTGTTAAAAATACTTCTCCTTCTGTTCCATCCCATAGGCTGTTGTCATCAAATAAGTCGTGTAGTGGGAATACCTTATCATCAAAATGATTATAAGATTTTATAGGGTCTGTATCGTAAACAAATTTATCTTTTTTTCCTTTTTTAGTGGGAGCATCCTCATACTTTTTATAAAATCTATCTGCTTCAAGTTGTCTAAATGAGTATTTACCTACATAGCATTCAACATCCTCTAATAATTCAAATGTACACAAATTGGCTGGGTTATCGTATTCTAAGATCATACCCAAAGGAATATATATACCTGTAGAAAAATATTTACCATGTTTACCAGTTTCCTCGTCGTATCTTGCTTCTAATTCATTACATGTGGTGGGATAAGTTCCATATAATTTAGTTCCCTTGGGAAGGGTTACCTTTTTTGCTTTACGAGACCAGTTTGCCAACATTGTTTGATTATCATCGACAACAGGTTTTTTATGTTTAGCGAGTTCCTTTTGTTTAGCAAGTTGTTTTTTTCTAACAAGTACTCTTACCGCATCTCTACAATTCTTGATTGGAACTGCCCTTGTATCATATGTATTTCTACAATGGGCATCACAACTACTGGTGAATAATTCTTTATTATCAGGTCTCATTCTATGATTGTAAATTCTTTCATTACTACTTTGATCTACAAGGTCTTTTATTGTAGCTTCACATCTATATTTACAAGCTTTTGTAGCACAGCCTAATCCAAAGGCACCCCCTGTTTGAGCATATCCCTTAATAATCTTTTTACCTAAAGGGGTATCTATCCTAACTTTTCTGTTTGTATTTGGATTAACAATAAATTGATATTCCATTTATATATACACATATATTTTTTGATAATACCATTTATAAATATAATAAAATTACGATGATCTTTTATTTTATAGCATATACAATACTTTATAAGAATATACACAAATGTAAAAATGGGGTAAGACTTTCGAGGCTTTGATAGAACACTATGTAATGGAAGAGGGCGTACCTATTCTATTCTTTAACTTTTTGTATTATAAATTGGTAGCTAGTCCATCCCCTCAGCATCCTAATTTTATCACTATAAATATTAATGAAACTGTCAATGGCTATTTTTGGCATATTTATAATATTATCTTGTTGCAACAAATAATCGTCAAATATTATATATCCACCTATTTTACAACAATTCCAAGATAATATAGCATCCGCTAATACATCACATGCTCTATGCGATCCATCTATATATATAATATCAGCTTTTACATTTTCTATACACAATTCACATAATTTATCAAATGAAAAGCCTTTTTTTATTATAACTTTTTCATATTTATCAGTATTTCTGATATTATTTATAAATCTTTCATATAAACCTTTTTTTTCTTCTTGTGAATGTTCAATTGAACCACACCAAGTATCTATACAATATATTTTGCTTTTTGGGTGCGATAAATAATTATTTATAAAATAACATGTAGATTGCCCCTCAAAAGATCCTATTTCAATCATTGTTAATTCATAATTCAAATCTATAGTATTTTTTAGTTTATCAAAGCTTCTTTTAACTTTATTTAAAATAAACCAATCATTAGTAAAACTAAACATGTAATAATTATAATTTAATATATATCTTTAAATGATTAATATATAACTATGATTATGTACTAATCATTTAAAGATATATATTATTATGAATATAATAAAATTAGTATGATTTATAATTAATAAATTAATCTAAAATATCATTTTTTACATATTTTATGTATGAAATTATCTAAAATAACTTCGGTGTCTTCATATGATTCTGGATGAAATTGAAAACCATATAATCTAAGCTCATCATTAAAAAAACCTTGATTCATTTTAGCACTTTTACATAATAGATTGAATGGTTGAGCAATGACCGGTATATTATCATTATTATAACATCGTGCTTTAAATGTATCTCCTAAGCCATCTAATATTGGATGGTCCACTAATTTTTTTATATCTAATACTTTATCGCAAGTTTTTCCCATATCTTTGATTTTTCCTCCAAAAATCATATTTAATATTTGAAATCCATAGCATATTCCCATAACAGGTACATCTAAAAAATTTAAAGGAGCTATGTTTTTAGATAAATCATGTACACATTGTTTATTTGAAAGTCTTCTATCACTTCCAGATAATATAATTCCAAAAATTTTGTTCCATAACTGTTTAACACCATATAATTGATTAATATCCGAAATTTCAATATATTTAATCTTATTTTTTTTTAAAAAGTCTGTTAACATAAAATAAAAATGTTTTTCTGACTCGGCATTATCAACTATTAATATATATTTATTCATATACATTAATAGTAGAAATTAATTATCATATTTGTTTACTTCATTTTCAACATAATTTCCTAATTCGGAACCATAATGTGTACCGATTTCTTTACCAACTTCTCCTAATTCAGAACCCATACCAATTTTACTTCCAATATAATCTCCAGCAACTTCACCTATGTCTCCACCTATTTGTCCACCGATTATGCCTCCAAAATCTTGATTATTCATTATATATATATGTAAAGATATTTTTATGTATAAATAAATAAATTGTTTCAAATTTAAAAATAAATTTCTATAATTTAAAATTATATAAATTATAGTATAAATAAAATGTCTATATTTTTTGATAACGATAATTATTATAGTATTTCTATGAAATATTATATATTCAATCGACTAAAAGCTGAATTAGCCATGAAAAAAAAATGTATTATTTTTCATAATAGCGCTAATAAAGATTTTGTCTGTTATTACTGTAAAACAAAAAGATTACTAGAAAAAAAGTTATTCTATAAACAATTAGATAATGTAGATAACTGTATCGATCTTATTGATATAATCAATAATAATATGGATAAATACTTATTATTTTGTGAAAATACTTTAGATATGTCTTTATATGATTAGTAAACAAATTAAAAAGAAATTATATCTATATTATAAATGGGAGGTGGATCTCTACAATTATCAGCTATTGGGAAAGAGAATAATTATTTAACCATAAATCCACAAATAAGTTTTTTTAAGGCTGTATATAATCATTATAGTAACTTTGCTATGCAGAATATAAGATTAAATTTTAATACAATTGATAGTCTTTCATATGATTCAGATACTAAAATCAAAGTTAAGTTAGAAAAAAATGCTGAACTGATTAATACAGTTTTTTTTGAAATAAAGCTTCCTAAAGTATTAGCGAGTAGAAATACAGATAGTGAAAAATTTTATTGGATAGATAAATTAGGTTCATCAATAATAAAATCAGGAAGAATACTTATAGGGGGTGAAATTATAGAAGAATATACTGGTGAATACATGTATATTTATCATAAAAACAGCTTAGAAACAGAAAAAAACAAAATTTATAATGATATTACAAAGAATAATATAAATAGTTTTAATGATTACCGATGTTATACAGATACTGAAAGTTTTCAAGAAAATGGAAATACATATTATAATAAATCATATAAGAGTATACCCTCTTATAGTAATGACACAATTCGTATACCATTACCATTTTGGTTTCATAGGAATATCGGACTTTCACTACCTATATTTACATTAGAATATCATGATGTTATATTAGAATTAACATTAAGACCAATAAAAGAATTGTGTCTTATTATGACAAGTAATAGTCAAACTGAATCTGTTGAATTTTTAGCAGCAAATTCAAAAAATGATAGTAATGTAGTATCAAATAACATGTCAAATATATTTCATAGGCAATTAAAAACTCCTACAGAATTAGGTTATAATGAAAGTGATATAACAAAATATTTTGAAAATAATAGATGGACAATTGAACCTCATGTAGATGTAAATTATATATTTATATCTGAAAATGATAAAAAACTTTTCAAGAAAGGTTCACTAGAATATATTGTAGAGCCTATAAATAATATTGCTCTTAATTCTGTAAATGGAAAAATAAGTTATAGAGATATACTAAAACATCCAGTAAAAGAAATATATATAGTAGGGCAACGAGATGATGTAAATAAAAGAAATTGTTGGTTAAATTTTGGAAACAATGATGACAATATGGAAATAAATTATGGAGATTATCAAAACAATTTTTATAGAATAAGTAAAATAGAATCAGATACCAATAATAATATTAAACCCCCAATTTACTATTTAGGAGGATTTACGAGTGATGTAAACCAAACAGATTTAAAGTTAATAGATTCTGAATGGAATTCACTAACAAATGATATGTTCATTGAAGGGGAAAATTGTTATAAAAGTCAAGATATACAAAATTTTTTAGATATATGGAAATATAGAGATTACAAATATATACCCTATATCGATAGACAAAATAATAACTTTTATACAGATGATATTATTAAAAATGTAGAAATATTTTTGGATCAAGTAGAGAGAGTAAATAAGAGAGAGGGGTTATATTTTAATAAAATAGAACCCTTTTTATGTGGACTTAATAGTGTTGAAAATGTATTATTATATAGTTTTAGTTTAGAACCTAATAATTATCAACCATCAGGTAAATGTAATTTTAGTCATATAAAGGACGTAACATTTAATATTGAATTAAAAGATACCTCATTTTTGTCTTCTAACTATACATACAAATATAATGTAAATATATATACAAAATATTATAATATACTACAAATACGTTTTGGAATGGCTGACCTAATATTCAAAGACTAGAATTATTACTAATAAATATTTATTAGTTATAATTTAATCAAGTAAATCACATTCTTTAAGAGCTCTAATCATTCTTGTAAGTCCAATACCTCCACCTGATCTTTCAAAGAAATTGAAGCTTAAAAACTCATCTAACTCTTTTTCTACTCTTTCTCTTGTGAAATTACTAAATAATATATTAGCATAACCTCCTTCACTTATAGTATGAAATTGTTTTCTCATTTCGTTAGGGTCAGCTGATCTTTGAGCACTTCCAATAGTTTCCATACCATTTAAAATTACATCTACCTTTTTAGCACTTCCTCCCTCTACGGTTGTTTCATTATCTTGTTTCATATTCCAGAATGGGGAACTGTAATTAGGGAAATTCTTTAAAAAGAAAACTGGACCATATTCCTCTCTAAGTGCTTGTTCATGTTCATGTTCTAGGTCTTTTACACCATATTTATTTGCTACTGCCATATAATCACCTTCAGGATATGGACGTTGGTTGTAAAATTTATTAAAACCTAAATGGTCAAGTAATTCCTTTTCCATTTCAATCATAGCATCCATGCCACCAGGCATTTCAAATTCAAACATAGGAAAGATTTTATCGTGTCTACCAGCAACAGGATTTGGTTCATTTCTGTAACTTGTGCTTACACAGAAGAAACCTTTTGCGTTAGGATTTTTGAGTAATTCGAATTCTAACCACATTTGTCCTGTTTGTGGAAGAGGCCATACTTGTCCAGCATAACTGTAAGTAGAAATAGTTTTTGGGTCTTCACATGCCGCAAGAATACTTAATCTACTTTGGGTATGAACTTCTTGAAATCCTTTACCTTCAAAAAAGGAACGAAGCTTTTGTACAGTTTTACTGAAATCTTTTGGGTCAATCATGCCTATTTTCGCACTCATCTCTATATAATATATCTATATTACATTTTTTCTTTAAGTAATTTAATGTTAATAAAAAGTAATTAATAAAAAAATAATTAATAAAAATTCTAAGGATTATAAAATATGTTATATATAAATGACTGGTTCTTTACTTCAATTAGTAGCTATAGGAAGCGAAGATATATATTTTACAAGTAATCCTAATATAACTTTCTATAAAAGTATTTATAAACGTTTTAGTAATTTTTCTATGGAAAATATAGGAATATTATTTGATGGAAATGATAGATTATCCTATAATGAACCTTCTAAATTTTATATAGACATTCCAAAAAATGCTGATTTGATTTCTAATATTTTTTTCCAGTTTGACTTACCTGATATATACGCTGAAAACAATGAATTTAGATGGATTGAAAATATAGGAACTTCTATAATCAATAGTGTAAAATTCTATATAGATAATAGATTAATAGAGGAATTAGACGGAGTTTATATTAATAATTATAATACAAAAAAACTAGATAATCTAAAAAAACTGACATATAATAAATTAATAGCTAATGTTGAAAATCTTTATAAACCTTATAGAACAGTTGAAGAAATCTATCCTATTTATGAAAATATAATTAATGAAAAATATTATAATACAGTTCCTTCTATAAGAGGAAGAAAAGTTATCATTCCAATACCATTTTGGTTTACAAAACACGATGGATTAGAATTACCATTAGTAGCACTAGAATCAAACAAAATCAGAATAGAGTTAGAGTTAAAAGCAATCCGTTCACTGTACACGGTAGGTATAAATGAAACTATAAATTTAAAAGCATCAAAAAACACTAATAATAATGAGATTGATCATAGTAATGATGAAAAATATGATAAAAATGGAAATGTTTTATATAGTAATAATACTATAAATAAAATAAAATATAAAAAAGCAGATACATTTGGAGAAGAAATTAAAAATTATACTTATCTAAATAATAATGACTGGAATCTCAATCCTATTTTAAATGTGAACTATATATTTTTAGATAAACCCGAAAAAATGGTAATGTTAAAAACAATACACAGTTACTTAATTGAAAGATTAGTAAAACGTGAATATATAGGTTATAAGGATAATTCTGTATTAGAGGTAGAGTTATTTCATCCTTCAAAAGATATTACTCTAATCATGAATAGAGATGACATAAATGAAACTAACCAATTTTCTAACAGTACGAATTTTGATAGTATAGAAGCGTCCGAACATTACCTTAGTTATCAAAATTATTATTATAATATATGTTACAAACAATATGAACTTATAATAAAAAAACTAGAACAGTTAGATATTCAATTTAATAAGATATTAGAAAGTAAATATGACCTTGTTACAGTAATAAATGAAACGGTATCTATTAAAGAAAAACGAAATTATAAGCCGAGTATGAGTGATATAAGTCCTATTCAATATCTTGGTTTATTTAGAACAGACCAAAATAAATCGGATATAAAAATACATAGAAACGATTTTAACTATACATATAAAACTATTATAGGAGATGATTATCCTCAGATAACCTTTGATTCTATAAACAATAGATGGGAAATCTCTAATACTGTATATGAGACATCTGGGATTTTTTGTCCGGAAGATTTTTATGTCAAGGGTAAAGAGGCTTTACGGAATTTTGATATATATAAATTTGCTAATATATGGAAATTTAGAAAGTATAATGAAATACCAAGTATAAATAGTGGAAATTATAAATTCTTTAGTGAGGGTATATTAAATACTCTACAAATTAAGTATAATGGAGATGTAAGACAGGATAGTAGGGATTATGAATTTTTCAATAAAATTCAGCCCTATTTATACTATAATAATAGTTGTCCAGGAAGTATAGACTATTCATTTTGTATAGATTCGTATAAATATCAACCATCTGGTTCATGTAATTTTTCGGCAATAAAAAAAATAGAGCTTATTTTAGATTTAAAAAATCCTATTTTACATGAATCAATAGTAAAAAATGGCTATAAGTATAATATTAATATTTTAACAACTACATATAATATATTAAAAATTGAAAATGGAATATGTAAATTATTATATGTAACATAAAATAAATATATAATACTAATTTTATTATATATTTATGCTATCATTTTAGCTTTAATTGTTGGATGAGATACATAGTCATTTATAACAAAGTCTTCAAATTTAAAGTCTTCTAATTTATTATGTTCGCCATTGATTGTTAGTGTTGGAAACTCATATGGTTTTCTTTTTAATTGTTCTTGTACAGCATCAATATGATCTTTATAAATATGAGCATCTCCTATATTTATTATTATTCTATCAGGTTTACAATTTGTCAATTTTGCGAGTATATAAGTTAATGCAGAGGTAGACGCTATATTGAACGGAACTCCTAAAAATAGATCACCAGAACGTTGATACATAGAACATGAAAGATGTTTTTGGTGTGTAGAGGGATTTGTTCTCACATAAAATTGATATGATACATGACATGGTGGTAAACACATTTCTTTTAATTGTTCTGGATTCCATGCGGACATAAACATTCTTCTGGAAGTTGGGTCATTTTTTATTAAATTGATAATATTTTGCAATTGGTCTACTCCAGATTCCGAATAATCTGATTCACATCCTCTATATTTAGCATTAAAATGACGCCATTGATATCCATATATAGGTCCACATTCTCCTTCAGAATAATTTTTAAGATTAATACTATCAAGATATTCTCTAGTAGTATTTCCATCCCAAATTCTTACACCTTTATCAGATAGATGTTTAGAATTAGTATCACCTTTCAAAAACCATAATAATTCATGTAATACTCCTTTCCAAAATACTTTTTTAGTGGTAAGTAGTGGAAACTTAGATGAAATATCGAATTCCATGGTTTTTCCAAATTTAGAAATAGTGAGGGCATTTCTAGATTGTCTGGGAGAACCCCATTGTAAAACATTATTTAAGATATCTAAATACTCGGTTTCAGGGTGTTTTGTTTCTTTATTATTGTAATAGGGTAAATCGTTTAAAATTGTGTTTTTAACAAGAGAGTTAAGATTAGTTGATAACATATTATAATATATACTGAAATTGTAATCAACCTTTACATTTTCACCATTCAAGTTATAAGTAGCATATTGGTCTAAAAAATCCTCACTATATATTTTTTGTATATTTTTACCATATAGTTGTCTATAATCAGGGAAAAATACGTTTCCTACATCATATTTAGGATTATTTATAGTGGAAACGTATAATAAATCCAAAAGATTATTTTCTATAAAGTATTTGTAAATGCCCTCACCTCCACATACGTATAAATCATTATATTCTTGTTCATCTATACTTTTTAGTGCCAATTCAATATCATTTTTGAATACAAGATTAGGATATCTATACATAGATGTATATTCTAAATTGTTTGAAGTTATAACTATATTATGTCTTTTTGGTAATGGTTTACAGCCTATAGATTGAAATGTTTTTCTTCCCATTAATACAATATTTTGTTTATTTCCCAATGACTTAGTATGCTTTTTAAATAGATTCATTTCTGAAGGAATATCGAATATAAGATCATTATTAATTCCTATAGCATTATTGTAATTCATGCATACAATTGCGATTCTTCTCATAATGGATAATATAATATAAAATCTTTATATGAAAAGAATATATAAAAAATTATCAAAATTTTATTATTTATATATAATAATGGGATTGTTAAAAGTGATATTTGCACTTGTTGTAGGAGTTTTTTTAGATAGATTTATAAAAAAATATGCGAAATTAAATAAAAATAAAAATATAGTTAAGTATTTGAAACCGTATATAGATAATAGTTGTAATATAATTTTAATAGCTGTATTAGCAGTAATGTTATTATTATAAATAAAATATTAATTAATATTTTATCTATTTTTGTGCTGACCCTGGTCTATTTACATTAACACTTAGGATATTTTGTATTTTCTTAATTCTAACATTTAGTTTTTCTACTATAATATCTAAAGACGAAACTATAGAAATATCATCCTTATATGTTTGTTTTAAATTGTTAAGTCCGCTAACGGAATTTTGCATTTCGTTTACAAATGATAGTAATAAAGTTGAATTTTCTTCTTTAAAGATACTTTGTGGTCGTGTAAGTTCAGTATAATATGTATTTTGTACATCAGCATATGGTTCTTTAACTTCGCTTGAATAGATAGAATTTATTGCTTTAAACACTTTTTGAATAAACTCTTCAAGTGATTTAACAGTAACCTTTCTACCTTCATCATTCCACCATCTAGTAAATGGTTGTGAATATGACCATTCATCTATCATAAATTTTGAGGATAGTTTATCATAGCATATTTTATTACCTACTTTTATACTTGCAAGTATTTTAAGATTAGTCATACAGTAATCGTTTAATTTTTCTAACTCACTTGTACTAAGATTAACGTTATTATCAGATTCTTTAGTCATTATATTATCTTAATATTTTTTTATCTTTAATTATTTTTCTGTTGTTTAAAAAAATGACAATTAACAAGATTTAATTGTATTATTTAATTTTTCAATAAATTCATCTACATTTTCTTTAGTGAATGTAAGTGAAGGTCTTAACCTAATTGCTTTATTTCCACATGTTCCAATATTAAGTCCATTTTTTCTGGCAATTTGTGTAAATGTTATAGGGTCATAGTCTAAATCAAAAGCCATGTAGGTTCCTTTTCCTCTGATATTATATATAAGGTCTGAGTTTAGATTATTTAGGGATTCATGTAAATAATCTCCAGTATTTTTAACATTTTCTAAAAGATTTTCTTCTTCTATAACCTCACCTATTAAGTTAGTAATAAATATTCTTAATGGGTCACCCATCCATGTATTAAATATATGGAATTTATTATCAGGTATGTAATCTTTTTTTGTAAAATATCCAGAAATTTGCATTTTTTTGGCAAAAGTGATTATATCAGGGGGCGTATCTAAATTCCATTGTTCATGTGCCCACATAGTTCCTGTTGCTCCAACACCAGTTTGAACTTCATCAACTATGAATGTAATATTTTTTTTTAAAGCCAAATTACGTAATTTATTGAAATAATCTATTGAGGCATGATTATCACCTCCTTCTGATTGTATAGGTTCAACAATCATGCCAGCAATAGGTTCACTTGAATTATCAATAATATATTCCGTATCTTCTAGACATAGTTCTTCATTTTTTTTATTATATTCAAGATTTTCATGTAAAGGATATTTTATGGAAGGAAATGGTGCGGCAGGCCAATTAAATGAGGGAATATCTATTTTATGAAAAGGATTTGAACGTGTTGCTGATAAACATCCTAAAGTTCTACCATGAAATCCTTTATAAAAGGATAATATGGAAAGATTAGGTGTTCCTGGATGTTTATTGTGTAATACTGTATTTAGTTTAATATTTTCGTCATATACATTATTTTTTTTAGTATAATTAATAAAGGCTGCTTTAAATGCGTTTTCATTAGCATTTGAACCACAACTACCGCCTGTGTACATATAATCTGTACCATTTGGTTTAAAATATTTCATGGTTTTTTCTATTTCTTCCATCCATTCATAAGATGGATTAATTCCTAAAGCTGGTCTATGAATTATAAGGGGCATAATTTTGGAAATATCTATATTTAATAATTTAGGATGGTTATACCCAAGAGGAAGTGATGCTATATTACAATACATGTCTAGATATTTATTATTATCAATATCAATTAAATAATTTCCTTTAGATTTGTGTAGATCGGAAATAAGAGTTACTGCCCTTGAATCTATATTATTTTGATGTAATTTTAATAATTTCTGTGTATTAATAGTATTATATTTACGTATAAAAGTATTTGCCAGATACTTTAATTTGGATTTAGTGTGGAGCATATATAATTCTAATGTAGACTAATTTTAAGTTTCGAATATTTTAAATTTAAATAATTATGTAATTTGTCATTAAATTAAAAAAATATTATCGATTTAACTTGGTTCTTTAAGTATAATTAAATTAATATAAAAATTTGATTAACATTTATGATAATTACTTAAAAATATCTCAACATTTAAGCATATATATAATGAGCGCACAACAAGTCGAAACCCAAGTCAATCAAGATAACTCTTCAAATACCTCAAGTGTTCAAGCACTTTTGGCTTCTCTAGTAGATATGGCTGGCAGTCAAGCCCAAGCTACTCGTGAAATGCATCGCAACCTTAAAAGACTAGTTACTGAAGTAGAACGTGAAACTAAGAGAATGCAAAAGACTAGCCGTCCTCGCAGAACTGTTACCCAAAAACCAGTAAATGTAACTGCTGCTATGTCTAAATGGCTATCCGCACAAAGTGTAGATGCTCAAGATGGTGGTTATACTCGTCAAGCTATGATGAGAGCTGTTTCTGCTTACATTAAAAAGGCTGAACTTCAAGTTGCTGAAAACCGCAAATCATGGAAACCTGATGCTACTCTTGTAAAACTTTTCAACCTCGATAAGAAGCAAACCTACACCTTCATGAACATCAACGGACTTCTCAGCCGTGTAGTACAATCTTCTTAAATAGAATAAGTAATTGATTATTAATAAATTAAAATTTTTTATTAATAATTTTTTTTTGAAAAAAGTCATTATAACTCCAACATAGATCTGTTTTAGTGGTATTCAATATTACTCAGGTATTATTAATACATACATTTTTAAATGAGTCTTTGTCTTTTAACGAATTCTTATTTTTAATATCATTTTTTACTAAATTATACCATTTTACAATAAAGTATGCGTTTACACTACTCATATTAACTTAAGTATATATTTAATATTTAGATTAATATCTGTTTAATTTATAGGTGTATTTTTATCCTCTAATAAATCCTTTGATAATTGATTTATTAAATTATTTTTTTTACGTCTATAATACAAACACATAATTACTATAGATGTTTCAGAAATAAACCCTACAATATAACATAAAATTACCCACAAAGGTTGTTTTAAAAACACAGATTGATATATCACTGTACATAAACACCCAAAGGCATGAATTGAAAGTGCTATTAATGATAATGAATGATTATTTTTTAATTTATACGTAGTGTATATTTGAGGTAACCACATAATAAGACTTAAAATTGTACTTATTACATTTAAAACTTTACCAGAATTATCTATATAATAGTTATCAAAATAGACACTTAATAAAATTAGATAAAGAAATAAAAGTATAGTAGTTATTAATGATATTTTAGCTCTTAACTTAACATTGTATATTTCTTTTTTTCTAGTATGATTTAAATATAAATGATTAATAGAAGAATTATTTTTATCTTTATAGTTAAAATAAAACAAAAAAAACATATAAAATATAACAGCGCAAAGAAAAGGACTAAATAATTGTACTATAGGTATATATGTATCATAACAATCATAACCTTTACAATTTATTAGATTTTTGAAATTTTCTTGAATAGAACCTATTACATTAGTATAACTACTAAACATACCACAAATTAACATAATTTCATTTATTCCTTTTGTATTTTTAATTTTATAAATTCTATAATATTGAGGTACATATGATATTAATGTACCTATTATTAATCCCCAAACCATTATAATTTCTAATATGTTTTTAGTATCAAGAGACATTTAATTATATATGCGTCTTTTCTTTAAGTTTAGTCAATATTAAAACAAAAATCATATGTATTCATATCTTTTATAGCATAATTATAAGTATAATAGTAATGCGAATCTCCCTTTATAAATCCATTATCTTTAATAAAATTATAATTAGAACCTAATCCAGATATACATATATAGTTATATCCCATATTTTTAAGATAATTTGACAAGATATTTATTACATTAGAAGAATAGCGATTTTCACCTATAATATAGTCTATTACAAAACAATTGTATATCTGTTTATATAAACGATATGTAGTTTTCTTACCTATAATAATAGTATCATTTCCCGAAGAATTATTTATAATGAACAATTCTAAAAGTTTTTTTTCTATGAATATTTCAAAAAATTCTTTTTTAGTATATTTCTTATGAAATTTATATCTATCTAACAGTTTATTAGTGTATGATAGTACTTTATAAAAACTAAATACATCAATTTTTTTTATATTTTTTGTTTCATTAGGAACAAATGATGATAAGTCCTTTATAAAATAACTTGATTTAATAATATGTTTAAATGGAAGTGGATTTTTTTCAATCTTGAATAAAAAAGGGGTTTTATTATTTTTAAATGCGTTGAGTAGAGAGGATATTAATATTGAGGCTATATTTCTATTTCTATAATCTTTATCTATACATAAATAATCGACGAATTGAAATTTTATGGGTTTATCATTATATATGATTTTTATGGGTGTGCTATGTATAAACCCTATTATTTTATTTTTGTTAGTCATTGTAATATTTTTTGACTGTGATTTATTAAATACATGTTTAATATAATCTTGATTAAGAGTATAATATTCTGAAAAATTCTCTACCAAGAATTTGTTTACATCTTCAAAGGTAGAATCATATCGAATAGAATGATTTATACTCTTTATTTTGATATTAAAATAAGGTTTATTGGATATTACACCTTCTTTTAATGTATTATCTCTCATAACAGGTTGTTTATTCCAAAAGTTATGTGTTTTTTTAAACAAGGAGAGAACTAATAATATTATGATTGAAACTAAAATAAAAACTACTTGTATTTGAATAATACTTAATTTAATATTCATATTAATTAGAATGAATATTAATAAAATAAAAATTAAACATGTAATAAAAATATAATATTTTAGAATTATCAATAAAATAAATAGTTTATTTAAAGACTAATTAAATTAAATATATAATGAATAAGTTGACACCATCATATAATGATATACATAAAATTGTTAAAAATGTAGCTACAAAGGTTAATGAATACAATCCCGATGTAATGATTGCTATAAGCGGAGGAGGATTAATACCTGGACGTATGATGCGAACACATATAAAAAAACCACTTTTTACAGTAGGATTTCAATTATATAATGAAGAAGATAAAATTATGGAAAATATTAAAAAGACACAATGGTTAGAAGAGCAAACAATAAAAGAATATATAGATGGAAAAACTGTATTGGTAGTTGATGAAGTAGATGATACTCGAACAACTCTATATCACTGTATTGAAGAATTAAAGAAATGTTCTACTCCGAAAAATATAATAGTATCTGTTACTCATAATAAATTAAAATCAAAAAAGTTTATTTTACCAGAAGATGTAATTTACATTCCAGGAGAAGAAACAGGTGATCAGTGGATAGTATATCCTTGGGATGTTGAATCTTAGGAATAATAAAATAAATATTAATAAAATTAAAAATACATAAAATCTTTATTAATATTTAATAAAATGGATAAATCTGATATACATCATATAAGAAATAAAAGTTTAAATGAAAGTGAATTATCTTCCGTAATAGGTTCACCTTTTGCTAATATCACAAAACAAAAATCATGGAGTTCTACAAATAATTTATCACAACTTTCGCCTAATCATAATTATAATAATATACTTAGTAAAAGAAACTGTTATAGAAAAAATGAAGACATCAGAATTGATTTAAATAATTTGGGAGATAGGACCATTAATTCAATAAGTACGGTTAATAGTATTTCAAGTATAAGTGAAGATAGTAGTGAATCAGAAAATGAAGAAAATATAATACCAGGTAGAAAAAGAAAAAGTATTCTTAATGATGCTAATCTATACATTACAAATTTGGGGGGATATTTTTATTATATTTTACTTACAAGTTTATTTACACTTATCATAAATGGAAGTACACGTGAAAAATACATATTTCCAATAGATAGTATCTTTTTTTTGTATATGTCACCTATTTTTTATAAATTAGCATTTAGACAAATATTTTTTTATTCTATGAAAAATGATAAAAAAATAATAAAATACTATTATCCTACATCAATTATATTGGGATTTTGTATTAGATTTTTAGATTATATTCCTTTTTTCCAAAAATTTGTCCTTAATACACAAGATTTTATAGATAATCCTGCGTATATTGCCTTATTTTGTTCTCTAATACTGTATTTATTTTTAATATTTTTGAATGAGTTATATCAAAGTACATATAAAAAAATAAATTTAGCATTTTTAGTTGTAGGCGGATTTTTTATATTTTTGACAATCTCATACAGTTTAGATAGCATGTATATTCTACATATTCATCACTATTTTATAGGTTTATTATTTCATATAGTATGTCAAACAAAAAAAAGTAAAATAAGTATAATTAATAATGGTTTAGGATTAGGTATATTTTTAGAAGGTATATCAAAATGGGGATTTGCTAAATTATATTATCGTATACCTACTGTTATTAATTAGGATAGAGGTGGAAAATCATAATCACTAAATAATGTGTTTTCTTTAAACTTATTGACTAATTTACTAATATATTTTTTATTGAAACTGTTTCTACAAATAGGACATTCTGATTCTTTTAAAAGAATAAAACATTTACTACAAAAAACATGTGAACATGGTGTACCTATAGTAAACTTATTTTTCAATGATTCAAAACAAATCGGACACTCATCATTATTCATTTATTAATATAATATACTTAGCTTAATATACTTTTAATAAATTGTAAATCAATATATTTATGATCTATTATTAAACTATCATATTTTTTATCAAGATATTCTATATCTAAATCCTCCCAATCATCTAAAATTATAATTGGAAAATATTGTTTATAATATTCTACTAATATATTTTTTTTACAAATAGGTATTGTATTCATATATAGACATTCCCAAAATCGGTGTGTATCTATTCCATTTCCATCAGGACATATAGAATATTTATGAGATTTAAGTTCAATAAGATATTCTCTATATGGTTTATTTTCATTCCAAGGAATATTTTTTTTATTAATTTTATCAAAGCACTCTTTTCTATGTACAAAATTAGTATTTATATTAAAATTAAAATATATATTTTTAGTCTTAGATACATCAATATTATATATTTCCTTATGTATAGTACTATTTCCGTGTGGCCACATAGAGTTACCAAGTCCTATAGGTAAAGGAGTAACTCTGTCATCTATTACATTCATATTTTGTGTAAATATTTTTTTAAGTTTAGGAAGTAATTTAAATAAAATAATATGATTTTTCTCAAAATTATTATCTGAATTATGAAGAATAAGGAAAAAAGGATTTTTAAAATATTTAAGTGTATTGACTAATTTTTCAATATATTCTAGATTATGTATAAATGTAAATACGTATGGTTTATTATCTATTTCATTATTAATTGAATCAAATTCAATAAAGCAATCTATCCAATTTATAAGATTAGGGTTTGATTCATAATCTGATTTGTATCCAATTAAATGATTACATAATGATTCTATCTTTTCACTTGTAATAAAATCCATGTCTACATTGTTTTTATAATCAATTACAAAATTTTGTAAATTTTTACTATGAATATGAAGATTATTTATAGGAATTATATTATTATTTACAATAAGGTATGGAAAATAATAGTTTCCTTTCTTAAACCATTTAAATTTAAATATATTGTATGGCACTTGACAAAGTTCATTTACATGTCCTATTGTATTTCCAGAAATATTTCTTGGATCAACTCCTCCTAAATATTGACCCATTGCTCGGGCATCAAAAATAGAATTAAATTTGGTAAAATTAACATTATATATACATTCTGTATAATAATCATTTATAATTGGAAATGTTGTTACTTTATCCCTATTATTATTATAAAATTTAGCCATATTCAACATATCATCAATAGTATAATCATAGTTTATTATCAATTCATCTAAAAGGTTATATCTTGGAATATATATAATTCCAGGGATACAAATATCAGGGGTGTCCATAGTTAAATATACCTTATCTTCAAATTTATAATCAAGATTACTATATAACAATACATCATTTTCAAGATGAATTACATTTTGTATGTTATATTTTTTCATATATTCATATAATATAAAAAGTCTCTTTGAGGCATTATGCCAAAAGCCATTTCTAAAAATTTTATCAAGTTTTGACTTGCTTTCAAAATTACCTTCAACATCTTTTGTATCTATTTTAGTTATTTTATTACCAAATTTTTGAAGGTTATCAAAATACTCTTTTTCTGTTATAACATGAACTTTATATTCTAACCTTAATAATTGTTCTATATTATAAATAACGTATTCTTGGAATATGCCGGTTGATATTAATATAACCGTGAAATCCATTATATTATAAAATAATATCTTTAAATAATAAAATAAACCTACTCATTTTATATTTTATATTTTATTTAATATACTTGTTTGTAATAATTTAAGATAATAATTATTACTTTTAAGGGAGTTTATAGCACATTTACTATATATTTCATTTTGAATAGGTTCAACTGGATATTTAATTTTAGGATCTGGGTTAACTATTAAAAGTATAGCATAAATAATAATATTTGCCTTAGATTTTTTAGAACCTCGATTATAATTAATCGTATACAATTCAAAAAGACCATTTATTAATTTTTTATTATTATCACTTGAATAATATTTTATAATATCCCATAATATCCAAACAAAATCGTTTAAGTATTTACTATCAACATTATTAATATTTCTCATGTTTACAATTAAATTACCCTTATGATATGTTTTTTCATATTCAAATAACCAACTTATCCAATATATTATTTTATGTTCTCTATTATTTATTAATGTTTGTTTTAAATAATTACAAATTTCGGATAGAGGTACTATTATTTCTTTCGGGTCGTTTTTATGTATAAATCGGGTGACCAAATTAAGATTAGTACTTACTAAACTTCCCTTTTTATTAGACAAATTAAAATCGGATGTATCTATTTTAGGCAATTTAAGTAATTTATTTTGATGACTGGATAATATAAGTGTAGTAAAAAAACAAACAAAGTTTCTTATAACCTGGTCATTAACAATTATGATAGGATGTTTTTTTTTTATTTTATAATCATATTTATTATGATAATATTTGTTAAATCTATTTAAAAAAATTATACCTAAAGGACATGTAATATTAATTTCATTTATATAATAATTAAAAATTTTAGAGTAAATCTGATCAAAATTACCAGAAAGATGTAAATTTATTGAATAAAGTAATGAATCATTAATATTTTTATTTGAGAGTGATTTAGTATATTTTTTTAATAGGTTTTTTTTTTCTTCTCCATTAATTCCTAACTGTTTATTATCGTGAGGATCAATTGTAGAAATAAATTGTTTAGGCATATATTTAATCATATTGTTACTATATTTTATTAGGAAAAAAATATGTATTTTTATACATAATATTGTTAATATCAAAAATAATGTTATTATATTATATAATGGAGGAATATAACTTTATAAAAAATCCTATAACTGGTAAAAAAGTAAATATCTATAGTAAAAATGGAAAAAAGATTATTCAAAAATATGTAGAACATATGCAGAGCGGTGGGTTTGAACGTCCTTTAACATGTTTTGATAATTTTGTACCTATAGATGTTAAATTACCAAACGATAAAACAGGAAAAGAAGTAGCAATTAAAGCACGACTTTCAAGTGATTCATTAAGAGTTTTACAAACCCATCATATTAAAGAGCTTGGTACTACATTTTCAATAGAAAATGAGCCTCCTCTGAGAAAGGATGGATTACCTACATTTAGATATAATACATTTGATAGGAAAAATGCAATAACTGGAAGAGTATTACCTAGAAATCTTAATTTATGTGAAAAAAAGGGTAAAAATGACCTGAATTTTAGAAATATGGGCTATCCTCAAAGAATATTTGTAGGACCTGATAGTAAAAGTATAATTACCAGTGATTCTTTTACCAGAACTATATTTGAACCAAGAGGGTCCGATACCTATTCAAAATATATTCCTATAATGTCTGATATTAAATTAGGTCCTTTAAAAGCAAGAGTTATAGTTTTTAATACTGATAATCTTGAATGGAATAATGTAGCTAATATTTTAGGTAATACTGTACAAAGATGGAAATACTCTGTAAACCCTTATAATTATAAACTTGGTGTTGAAAGAACTCCATGGAAAAATATCCCTACTAAACATAGAAAGGATATTGAAAAAAATATAAAACAAGTTCTTATTGTATGTTTACAAGGTGTAAAAAATCCTATGAAATTCGGGGATACCTTTTTTTCTGAATACAAATGTACCAGTGATGCGAAAAAGAAATATGCTGGTGATGCGTCTGATGGGTGTTGGTATAATAAAGTCAAAACCAAGGGTGGTTCAGGTTCAACTGGAAGAAATATATATGTATTTTATCCAGAAATACCACAATGGGTTGTTAAAGTAGATACTAAAGAAGATAACATTTCCCATGGAATAACTGGTGGTGCTGGTACAACAGTTTTAAAAGTAGATATGACAATTCAATCAGGACCTGTAACTAAGTGTGTATTAGATGGAAAAAACGCCGATGAAGGTACATGTTCAAATTCTATGATAAGTAATACAGATAATTATTCATTTACAGTTATGAATTCTAAATTTCCTGAAAAATGTTCTGAATGGAATGGTGCGATAAAAAAGGTAGTTGACAAATTTCCTAAATATGATAAAAATAAAGACGTACCATTTATATGGTGTGGTGACTTTAGTTCAAGACAAGTACCCGATAGCTTGATTGAAACCGCACAGGCTACACCTTTCAAAGATTTTACTAAAGCCTTAGATAAAGAATTAAAAGAAATAGAGAGTTCTAAAACCTTATTACAAAGATTATAAATTAATATTAAACATATAGTTTAATATTAATTAACATTCAGAAGATTCATTTTCCTCCTTTTTTGTATTATTTTCATTTGATTTATTAAAATAAGTACTTCCTAAATTATATACATTATTTATTGTAGTTTGACCATAATTATATACTAGATATCCGCTTCCAACAATTCCTACTAATAATACTCCTGACTTGTATGACATTTCAGGAAATTCAATTGATTTTATTTTGTCTAATACTTTTGTAAACATTTTATATATAAAAATATATAAATTAATTTATTTAAATTTAAATAATCTATAATCCAAAAATAGTTGTAAAACCTTTAGTAACTGTATTTGTTACAGATTTTGTAGTATTCAAAGCTAAATCAAACATACCCTGTTGTTCTTGTGAATTGGAATTAGATGAATTTTTATATTTTTTATGAATGTAATCTATTATACCTTCTGAATATGTATTAGAATTTTTATCTATTTTATAGCTGAATTGTTCATTTGCGTCTTTATAATTTTCACCAGGTATAAATCTTTGTATTATATGATTTCGTATATGAGATTTAGTTAAATAAGTATCATTAATTGGAGGAAGCTGGTCTATAAGATTTAGTAATAAAATATAGAATATAGGGGCATGTCTTCTTAAACAATTATAGGCTTTTCCAGAATATTCCTTAAATTTATTATAATAAATTGAACTTGTTCCACCTAAAGCATCTATCATTTCAGGAGTTAATCTTATATCAGGAGAAATAGGCTTTGGGTCCTGTCCTAATATATAACCGAAATCTATATGAAAAATACATCCTTCATTAGTAATCATAATATTATCTAGATGTCTATCACCTATACCTAGTAAATATGTAATTACACAATAAATAGCTGAACTTTTAGCTAGTCTTTCTCTAAAATCATGAATATTTAATTCCCGATTATTTTCTAATATATAATTTTGTATAGAAAAGTTTAGATTTTCTCTAATATTGTAAAGAGTGCTAGAATTTTGTACAAATTCTATATATCCATATTCATTTGATATAGGTAGAATATTATAAATAGTTACTAATAAATCAATATTTTCTTCTTTTTTAAGAAAATAATCCATTAGCTTTATAATCTTCATAATGATTTCTTCCTTTCTTATGTCCTCTTTTTTTAACATAATATTAAATATGTCTGTAGAATTATATCTACAAGGCAATATTATCGGTTTAGTTTTTGAATCAATTGCTCTTATTTTAGATATATCTATAGAAACAAATGTTTTATTAAAATCTATAGGTAAATTGAAACTATTATTATCAAACTTATAGTCTTTTAAATACTTTATTATATTCTCTAATAAATTATCCTTAGATGTATTTGCTAATTGTATTAAATTTAATGTAAAATCGTATCCATTTTGAAATAATTTATAATCTTTTCTATCTAAAATATTAACTAATTGTTGTCTAAATTTTTTAAAATAATTATGACTTTCAGGATTTGATAGACATTGTGTAGTTGTCCAAAAAAGTTGATTACATAATTGTATATTATCTTTACATTTATCTAATAAAAGTTGTTCTATTTCTTTAGATATATTACTGAAATTCTTATAAAAATGTAATAAACTTACTATATATGTTACATAACATGTAAATTCATATTCAGATATATTATATAATAACTTGATTAGATATTGAATAAGCGGGTAATATGTATATTTTTTTGATAAAATGATGATTATATCTTCTGGTTGTAACTCTTGAGAACATGAACGTGTACACATCAATTCCCAACAATTTAAAACTTTATTTTTAGACTTTAAAATATTCATAGTTTCCTGTTTATTTCTAGCATTTTCATTTTCCCAATCTGTAATAAATACAAGTTGTAATAACCATTTCGAATGTCCTGTAATATTATGTTTATTATTAATTAGAATATCCTTTTCTTTTTTTGTAAAAATATGGTCAGGAAAAAAATATTGTATTTCTCTAAAATATGAAAAATAATACTTAGATATTTTATTCCAGGATTTACATACCCCAGCCATCTTTTTAAAATCTTTAATATCTAAAGGTAATAAATCTATAAACTTAATTGTTTTATTTAATTCTTTTAATTCAAATATTTTATCATAGCATTTTTTACAAACCCTTTCATCCTTACCTCCTATATTAAAATATTCAAGATATGTTTTATAATCTAATAAATTAGTTTCTTTAGGAACAGTTTTTATATTATTCGGTATTTCAATAAAATAATTAGAACATAGATTACAAAATATTTTACCACAATTTCTACAATGATGTTTTCTATTTAATAATGAAAATATATTATTACATGTATGACAATGACTAACATTTTCATCTTTTACCCACTGATAAATCCTTCTTTCATCAATATTTATAGAACTTTTTAGAGGAAGTGGTTTGAATTCACTAATATTAGTTTTATTAACACTACTTTTTAAATCATTATCTATCAACATGGAAATTGAGATATCATTAATATTATTCATTAATATTAATTAATAAATAATTTTTAAATTAATTTGTAGTTACGTTTTATTATTTAATAAAACTTTCTTTTTTTCTTTAGCAACTATATTCCAATCATAAATATAGTCTAACTTATATTGTGATTCTTTAAATAATGTAATAAGTAAACTACGTAAAACATTATAATCAGGTTCTTGTTTAAATTGTAATACCCTACAATATTTAATATATAAAAGGAATTCTTTTGGTAGATTTTTACATAAATCATTTAGTGATGTATTACTTTTGACATTTGATATATTCTGTGATCTTTTACTTTTAGTTGAACCATTTAGTCCTTGCCATGGTAATCTCCCTTTTAAAAAAAAAATTAACATATAACCTATTGATTCTAAATCATCTCTTCTACTTTGCTCTATTCCTTTATGATTTCTTATAGAAGAATAGCGAAATGAACCAGTAAAACTTTTATTAGTATCATATTTTAAATGTTCACTATTTACAACATATTTTTTTGAAAGACCAAAATCAATCATGAATATTCTGGATTTTTCTTTTCCAGTACCTATTAAGAAATTATCTGGCTTTATATCTCTATGTAAATAACCCTTTTTATGTAAACTTTCAATTCTGTTTAATATTTGTATACCTATCATTAATACCGTTTTTACACTAAACTTATTACCACAAAATTCAAATAAATCTTCTAAAGAAGGACCTAGATAATCCATAATAGAAACTGTCTGTTTTTTTGTCTTTATAATTCCATAAAATCTGGGAAAACCTACAATATTATCTAAATCCTTATGTATTTTGCCTTCGTATTCTAATCTACTTGTTTTTTCTTTATCTTCTACTTTAATAGCTACAATTTTATTTTCTTTATTATTCTTAGCTTTATAGACCGTTCCAAAGGCACCAGAACCTAATTTCTTAATAATAGTATAGTTTTTTAATTCATTCATAATTCTTATATAAAATAACTTTTTAAATAACAATTTATAACTTAATAAATTACTAATTAATCATCATCATCTGATATTATTAAACATTCGGAATTATTTTTATTAATTAATTTATTATTATTTTTAGATAAATCGTTATCTTCATCATCCGAAATTATTAGACATACCTCTTTTTTTATAATGTTTTCTTTAAATGTATTTTCTTTAACATTATTTTTTTGTTTAGTCTCATTTTTAATATATTCTTCTAACCCTGCTTTCCTATAATATACTATTTTATCCCAACATTCATAAAATTTATGTTTATTTGTTTCCCACCATTTCCTATCCCTCCATACACACGTTTTACTAAACGTAATTAATTTCCAATATCTTGTGACTATACAACTTACATTTTCATCTTTATTTAAATTTTTAGTAGTATTAATAATAAATTCATCTATTTCATCACTTTTTAACAGTTTCTCAGGATATATATATCTTAGTTCATTATCAATACCATATAAATATGATATTAATACACCCTTTTCCATTCCATTGCTAGAAAAATGATTATTTTTATCATCTTTATAGTCTTTAAAATATTCTGTGGCACTTGAATACTCTTTTATATCACATTCAATAAAATGTACAATAGGTAAATCACAAACTTCCATTTGTTGTTGCATTTGAACCCAATAATATAAAGGTGGAAATCCTGTTATTTGACGACTTTTAGGAACCTTTATTTCTATCATGATTCCATTTGTTGTGATTCCATCAGGAGAGGCACTTATCATTTTGTCTTTTTCATGAACAATACTACCGAATTCTAACAATGTACAGTTTTCTTTTAATTCATACAACATTTGAACAACTGGTTCAAATTTTGTACCATGTTCACAACTTAGCATACTAAACGAGGAGTTATTTACCTGTTCTTCAAAACCACTCTTTTTTTTTATTATTTTTTCTGCTCTTTCACTTCTATTATAACCTAAGCCAAAAAGAGGAGCGGATTCACTTGCTCCTATTGTTTCTTTTTTTTGTTTAAACCATTCTGGCGTTCTTTGTTCATATTGTGGTAATGATTTTAAATATTCTACACGACTACTATTATCTGGTAAATTAAAATTATTATAATAATACCCATAAAGTTCCGGTTTATATTCAGCTATAATTTGTTTTATAATAGGTATAAATGTCCAATAATGTTTATCCTGTTTAGAATATAATAAAGATTCCTCCAAAATGATTAATATTAAATTTATAAGATGATCTAAGTTTATATTTGGTTCTTCTTGTAAAATATCATCGGTGATATTTTGTATATCATCTTTAAATTGTTTCATCCAAACTACCATTTATACATATATATGCTTTAATCTTTTAAATATTAATTAAATAAAATCAATTTTTAAATTTGATTTTTAAATGTTAAATTATATACGTTTATACTATGGAATTTGAAAAGTTGTATAAATCTATTCAAGAGTTCAATAACAGTAATCCAGAAAATTCAAGAAATAAAATAGAATCAAATAAAATCTATAGAGGCAATCAACATGACCTCGATACATACAAAAATACTATTCAGTATATGGAATATAAAAATAATCTTAGAAAAGAAAAAAAACAGATAAGAACACGAGTAGGAGAAACCTTTGATAATTATGATGAATTACAAAGTATTATGGAAGAAAGACAATTTAAGAAAAAATGGTCAAGACTTGATGTATACTGTAAAAAACAAAAAATAGCACAATTTATTGAAAAAGAAGTTGAACATGGTGACCTAGATAAAGCATGCGTTAAAGAATGTATAGCACACCTTTATCGTCTTTTAGAACAAAAAAAATTAAATAAAAAAGGTAATATAGAATATGATTCTGAATTAGGTGAAATCACAAGTATATCAAAATCACTATATAATGAACAAATATATATTGAGTAAGATCTATATTTCAATCATAGGCATAGTATATTCTGGTTCAATAGCTGTATCAATCATCATCATTCTCTCTGGTTTTATTTTTGTATCAATCATCATCATTCTCTCTGGTTTTATTTTTGTATCAATAGTATTTTGATTTGGATTATTAACACCATAGTATGTGTCAATATTTATAGTTTTGATATTTTCCGATGCGTCATATATATCCGTGTTTAATGGGATATTTTCAATATATCCCTTTATCATTAATTCAGTAGTAATTAAGTCCTTATCTTGGGAATTTGCTTTTTCATCTTCTAGGATTTTTACGAGAGTCATCATTTTATTACTCTCACGATTAAAAACCTCATATTCGTATACTAGTTTCCAGTCTATTTTGGGTAATTTATACCAAAATACTAGACCCTCGATTATTCTAAACCCAACCATAGCAGTTATTCCTAAAATATTATTCTGTACAAAGGTAGGAATAAACTTAGCTCCCATACTAATCATTTTTGGTTTGATTATTTCAAGGGTAGTCCTAATACTATTAAAGACAAGATTCAAAGCTCTGGAGTCTTTTAATTCGGCAATAATTTCTTTAATCATCTCTGGAGTATTTTCAACTAAATAATTTAATGGAGTTGTTATTATTTTTGATAATTCATCTGCTATTTTCGTATTATCTTTTAACATCTCATTAATAGATGAGATATTAGTTCTTAGGGTATTATTTATTCTTGAAAATACCCTTTGTCCTTTATTCATTCCATCATCGCTTTTTGTTATGTGAGAACATAAAGAACTCATAGAATATGTTACTAAAAGATTACAATTTGGTATAAAGATGTATTTGAAATAGTCATCATCAATATGTTGTAGAGCTGGCAATAGTGATATAGATAATGATATATGAGAAGATATCACATTGGTCATGTAATTTTGTAGAGAAGTCACACATATCTGTTTGATTTTATTAGGAAAGTATATGATTGGTCCATTGGAATATGCTAATAATTCTTTATCTAAATAAGCTACGCTTGATATTAAAACACTATTCGTTCCAGATACAACAGTTCCTACTGCATATCCCATTGATATTTCGATTTGAAATAATCTTTTATTCGCATATATGATAATATTTTTTACCGTGTAATTACCTTCACCATTTTCATAATCGCTAATTTCCGTAGTTTCAGTATCTTTTAAATTCTTATCAGACTTTTTTAGTGGTTTACGATTAGGTTGAGGTAATCTCTTACTTGCCGAACCAGCAGGTAATCCATTTCTCAAGTTATGAACAAGTCTATAAAACTCATTATATTCATTTTCATTTATTTTGTCTTTTTCCTTGTCATATTGTTCTTGGGTTAGGTCCTTTTGATAATTAATCAGTCCTTCCAGAGTTGAAACGTCTACACCAAAGTATATAAGTAGACTTTTTAAATGTCCTGTTATTTTGATTTGTTTACCCTTATCTCTACCAGTTTCAGAGAATAGATTAAATAGTGTAAATGCTATCTCTGTATTATTTTTACAATGTTGTAGTTTTATGATAAATCCTGCGATAAATGTGACTACTGTTTCATTTTTGTGAAGATTATAAAAGCTATCTATTTTACCCCGGATTTGTAGATCAATTCTTCTATCCTTGTCTTCCTTTGCTTGAGTAAAGTTTTCATATATAGCCAATTCTTCAGGTGTCATATTAGCAACAGTTTTCCAATTATTATTTAAAATTTCATACAATAAAGCAAATCTGTAATTATCAAGTCTTGTCTTACTTCTAGAATAATTTTCGTCTAGAAATATGTATGATATACCAAGATAGGAATATGCCCTATCTTTTACTTGTATTTTAGCAATATCTAATGCTTGTTCTTTAGATTTCTCATTGCTATCTCCAAATGTCTTTATATCTATATCTAATAAGGGCATTTTCAATCTTGCCTCCCTTTTCCAGGTTAACCAACCTTTCCATGTTCTACAAGTGACAATTGATACTCCCAAACCATACACCTTTTTATCATTATCTACATCATAGTCTTTATAGTAATAGTAAACAACAGTTCCTATTTGATAAAGCACGACTACAACTCTTAATGGGGGATATACAAAACATGCTATCTCTACAGCACACTGAACTACTGTAGTAGTGTCTGTCTTGCCTTTATGTAATAGATCACCAAGAAGTCTAAAAGTTCCCATACAAGGAACTCCTGTTAAAAGTTGTACACCTACTGCTAATGCCTCTTCAACACGTATTTTCCCTGTTTCTATAAAGGTTGCTAAAGTAACAAGCACATTTCCATATGATATAGATGAGTCATAGGAAACAAAGACTAAAAATCTTGCTAAAAAATATCGGACAATTTGTTTATCCGACATTTCGTTCAACCTTGTAAAGAATGCTATCCAATCTAGCCCCTCTTTTACAATTGATGCATAGCTGTATACTGTATTGCTGTATTTTAGAAAATTATCCTCTGTATCTATTTCTAAATCAACAGTAGCATTTTTACAAATATCATCATGTTCAATACCAAGTTCCATTAGCGTTTCTGTAGAAACTAGGTCATCATATAGTAAGTCCCTACTTTCAGGTATGGTATCCTTCTTAGGAGTAAATTCATATTTAATATCTTCTAGTAAAAGAGGTGAATCAGCCTCATTAATATTTGCTAACTGGGCTATTTCCAGAAGTTCTTGTTGTATAAATTCATTTTTGATTGTTTCTATACCCTCTGGTTCTATATCACTGTTAAGCATCAACCTGGTTAGACTTTCTACACTAAGGTATCCATTTGTTAGCATTTCGCCTACAATTTCTCCAGGAAGTTGTGAAGTTTTATAAATAGAGGCAATAATCGCTTGTACATAGGAATTACCATATGCTACAATATCGCCAGTTTTTTCAAGAAAACTTCTCTCTATAAGACTATTAGGGGTAAGATCAAACAATTCTTGAGGAGTCATAGAAATATGTGACTGCATAGCAGACTTTAATATAATTTGCCCACTATTACTGACAGGAATTGCATTCAGTAATGCTACCTTATTACAGTAACCTTGGGTGATTAACGAGTTTTCTATACGAAACGCATTATTATCTTTTAGAAAATCATTTAGCCTATCCTCGCAAACAGATTTGTCGCCTATAAATAATCCATACTTTACAAAAATGTTAGCATTTTTTGATATTTTGGATGTTAATTCTGTAACAATACTATTATTAATTTTGTTTGATACTAATTCAGATATAAATTCTGGTATAAAATTACTTAAATCCCCATTAAAGTTTTTATCAGTAATAGTTCGAATAAATTTGGCTAGAAGAAAATTCTTTACTTCATGTGATGTAAATTTAGGACTATATGGTTGGTAATTATTATTGCCATGTTTAAGTGTGATACTCTGGCTGTTATAACGGTATGGGGTTATATTTCCATAAGTGTTTCCGTGAGGTATATCATGTGGTTTAACATTCATAAAATGGATTATTAAATAATAAAAAAAAAAAAATTAATCAAATTTAATTTTTTTTTAGCATATATGGGGTTTAGTTTTCTGAGTTTACCCTCATTCTTTCTAAGTATGTAACTCTTTTCATATTAACCAGAAATAATCTAATATTATCATTAATTTCTCTAATTGTATGGGTTTCATGATTAATCTTTATCCTGTCAATATATTTACCTAATTCAAACTGATTTATAGGAAATACATTTTGAGAAGTTACAGCCCTCACAATATTGTTAGTTTGTCTATCACCACTATCAACTGCGTTGTAATCATTTGGTTCTAAGCCAATCCACTTGAATATAGTAGTTCCCCTACCCACAATCCTAAAATTTTGTGGGCTCCAAAATTGGAATTTACCAGAACTCTTGTTATAAGAGCAATTAATTCCAATTTCATTCAATTTTTCATTTAGTCTTTTTCCAATATTATCCAAGGTTGAAATTTCATGAGGAAGAATAGAAATATTATAAAAGCTATCTTCCTTGAAAATCTTAATAGAATTATTATGAGGATTAATATGTTTTTTTAGATAAGATAGGTCATCTATTACAGAATTTATCTTATTAAATGCGTTCTTGTATGAACTACTTAGATCTATACATCCATAACCTGAACCATATAGTATACCTCTTAAAAACACATCTATGTGTTTTTCATAGGCATCTGCCGTCTCATCTGCTGAAAAACCACTTCTGTAAAGAATATCAACCATACCCTGTGTCCATGCTTTAAGAACTTGTATGCCTGTTCTATCAATGCCTCTATAATAGTTAATTTCGTTTTTTAATTTAAACTGTAATGCCAATGTCTGAAAAGATATAGCATTTAATAAATTTATAACACTAAGGTCTTTGAAAGAGGACACATAAGCCTTAAATTCGTCAAAAGAGAATTTTTCTGACCAGATTATATCATCAGATAATCTACAGCAACTATCATCTATATCATTTATCATTTTCTTAATAACCTTTGTATTTTTTTCAATAAATGAATCATATATTGATTTTAATATCGGATTATTACTTGAACTTTTTCCATTTAACCAATGAGTACTAAATGTCTTACTTTCAAGAATTTTTTTGGTGTTTTCAAAATCATTATATTTTATGGTTTGATTATCAAAGAGAACAAAATTATCTCTGGATTTATTATTATTTTCAACATAAAATTCTTGGATAAGGTATTTTAGTTTATCGCATTTATTAAATAGTGTCATATAGTTTTCCATATCAAAATTAGAAAACTTAGTTTGTATATCACTTGTTACTGGTTGATAGATAATAATATTGTTAAACCTATCAAGAATATTTAATGAAGGTGACTGATAAATCCTTTCCCAAAGTTCAATGATTGTGTCTGTATGATTAGCAAATTTTGAATTATATTGTCTTAAATTATCACCATAAGTAGGGTCGTTCTTTTTCCTTAGATAATTTACCCCACGAGCCATAGGTCCGGCAAGGGTAGCTGCTGCGGCAACGCCAGCAGCAATAGGAATACTTGCTACTCCCATAGCTACTGTCCCCACTGCTATGGCAGTTGAAACTATGGCGGTTTTTATCGTGCTGGCAACATTGCCCATGTTTTTTCATTAAAAAATTTAAAAAAAAATATTTTTTAATCAAATTTTATTTTTTTTTTACCATAAATGATATAATTATGCTATCATGTGCTATTATGCAGTATTATTAGAATTATAATTAAAATTATAAATTGAGAATCTATTGAGAAAAAAATTTGATAAAAAAATATTTTTTTTTAAATTTTTAAAGGCTATGGATATTGTTCCCTACAACGTTCCCACTAAAACTTCAACTGAACTGATATTAACAAATGGAGAACAACCACTACTCCAATTTGTAGATTTGATTATTAGGTATGCTAAGGAAACAGGTGATTTTGGACAATATACTTCTCTAAATATACTATCGTCTGAATTAGGTGATACAATGGTTAATACTATATCAAAATACAAAAAAGCCGCAATGTATGAAAATAAATACTTGATGGAAGACATAATACTCAAAAGCGCATCTAATATTACAGATTTTATTGAATCTATGGGAGAATTTTTAGTATGCGATGATGACCTTCCTATGAAAAAACATAATATTGAAGAAATGGGTCGATTTTTTGTACATAGATACAACGAGGACTTTTTTGAAAATGTAAAACGTGATACTTTTGATATTGAAAATGAACGTATATACTGGGAAGAGATTAAATATAAACTACAATCAATTTTTCAAAAAAATATGAATTTTATGATTAACAAACATAAACAAAATGCGTTACCATGGTATAAAAGACTCTTTATTACTGATGCTCCAAGAGAAGAAACCAATTCTTCTAGACCAAGAATACTTGATAGAAACACACTTGATACACGCACACAACAGAGAATAAATAGGATGTGTGTCGAAGATATAAGATATAATCCTGTAGATATAATGAGGTATTCACAAATGAATAATACATATACGGTTCCAAGGGGTATAACAACCCTTTCTAAAGTACAGAATCGGAGATTTTGCTAAAAGATTCATGAAATAGAATAAAATGTATTTTTTTTAAGTATAAATATACTTAAAAATATAATATTAAACAATATAAAATGGGAAATGCTGAAAGTCATCAAGAAAGTTATAATGTAGATGGAATTGAATCTAAACAACATAATAAAAAGTTTTTATATGATAAATATAATTGGGTCCCATCACACCCAGGCTTTGAATATGAGGTTTTAACTAAAAATTTATTATCACGAAGGTTTTCAATTGACGATGAATTACCTGGTTATGTAGATTTACGTAATAATTTTCCTCAAATTGTATCTATAAATAATTTACCTTTTAACCCAATCATAAGTGTTGTTTATCTATTACATTTTCAATTATTGAAAAATAAATTACCTATTTTTCCTCCATCGGCAATGTATATTTATCGTAATATCGAATTTTATAGAAATGTTAAATCATTATTTAATTTTGAGATAATATTCAATAGTATAAAAAATTATGGTTTTTGTTCAGAAAATGAATTAGCAACATGCGAAGAACATTTAAATGTTCCTATAAATAATAAATTACAAGAAAAATCATGTGCTTTTAAATTTATAGAAGTATTTAGGGTTACACAAGACCTTGATACTATAAAAATACTTTTAAAAAATGAGTATCCTTTATTAGTAGGTTTTTCGGTATATTACGATTTATCAAGTATTGATTCATATATGTGGTTGCCTGATAAAAATGAGGACAAAAAATTGGGAGGTATAACAGGTGTTTTAGTAGGCTATATTGAAGAGAGAAAAATGTTTATAATGGCTACAACATTTGGTAAATATTATGGTACAAATGGGTTTATAATGATCCCCTATGATTATATTTTAAATTCACAATTTACTGGTGAAATATATACGCTTGATTTCAAAAGAGAAAGAGTAGAAGGATATATAAATCAAAAAAAGGAGATGGTAAATTTAGCTAATAATACAGAAATAAAAAATGAAGTACAAAAACAATATAAACAAGACAGTTTTGGAGGTTTATTTAAATAATACATAAAGACATATTTATATAATCTTGTAAATGAGTGATATACATAAACAATTAGGAACTAAATTAAAATTATTTTTTTTTGATGAAATGAGTCCAGGAAGTTGTTTTTTTCTACCAGATGGTGCCAAAATTTATAATAATCTTGTAGATTTTTTACGAAATTGTTATAGAAGTCTTGGTTATAAGGAGGTTATAACACCAAATCTTTATAATAAGAATCTATGGGAAATATCAGGACACTGGGATAAATATAAAGAAAATATGTTTTTAATACGAAAATTAGCTGATAAGGAAGAGGAAGAAAATGAATATAGTCTTAAGCCTATGAATTGTCCAGGACATTGTGTTATGTTTAAACATTTATCTGTTTCATATAGAGAGTTACCCATCAGATGGGCTGATTTTGGTGTTTTACATAGAAATGAATTTTCAGGAGCACTTACAGGATTAACGAGAGTAAGAAGATTTCAACAAGATGATGCTCATATATTCTGTACATTTGAACAGGTTGAAAAGGAAATAGAAGATTATCTATTATTTTTAAAGAAAGTATATGAACATTTTGATTTTAAATTTGAGGTAGAATTGTCGACACGTCCAGAAAAATACATAGGTGATTTAGAAAATTGGGATAAAGCTGAACAGATATTAGAAAAGAAGATAAAAATGATTCCAAAATGGAAAATAAATAAAGGAGATGGGGCATTTTATGGACCAAAAATAGATGTAAAAATTCGTGATTCTTTAAAAAGAGAGCATCAATGTGGAACTATTCAATTAGATTTCAACCTCCCTGAACGGTTTGACCTTAAATATATACCTAATGAGGGTGAACCTAAAAGACCGGTGCTTATTCATAGGGCTATTTTTGGTTCGGTTGAGCGTTTTATGGCTATATTATTAGAACATACAAGTGGGAAACTTCCTTTTTGGTTATCTCCAAGACAAATTTGTATAGTTCCTGTATCAAATAAATACTTACCCTATTGTAATAAAATAAAAAACATTTTTAATAAATATGAAGTTAATGTTGATGATACTTTGGAAACATTAAACAAAAAAATAAGAAATGCTGAAAAGATGAAATTTAATTATGTTTTTGTATTAGGAGAAGAAGAAGAGAATAATAATACAATAAATATTAGAATAAGAAATAATAGATTAGGTTTAAAAAATATAGAGGAAACTCTTGAAATATGTAACCAAGACTATAATCAAAAAAATCTATTTAAGATATAACATTAATATGATATTATCATATAAGGGTTATTGTTTACTGCTAATAACAAAGAAATAAGAATATAATAAAAAAAATTAGATTTATTAAGGTCGTTTATTTTAATACAAAAGGGTATTAAATAAGAAAGATTATATCATGTATTTTGTATTTATGATATTTTTCTCCATACTCTGTTATGACCTACCGCATATAGTTCTTCGAAATTTGGATTATTTTCTATATAATCTTTACATGCTTTGCTTACATCAGGATGACCTTTAAACATTCCGTATGAATTTTCTAAATATAATGAAGAGTCATCCATTATTAAATATCCACCAATTACTAATAATTCTGAATAGGTTAATATATCATATACCACATCCTTATAATCATGGGAACCATCTATAAATATCATATCATATTTTTCTTCTTTTAAAACACGTTCTATTACGTCTTTATCTTGTGAATATCCTTTTATAATGGTTAGATTTTCAATTGTATTGTTTAATTTCTTAAAATTATTTTGAATTTTTTCTAAATAGTCTATATCTTTATAACTACTATATTTATCACCAGCTGTAGATAAAGGTGTTACGCCAAATATAGAGCATTTTTTATTTATATTTTTGGATAACATTCCTACCTGACTTAATACTCTTCCTTGATATACGCCTATTTCTAAGAATTTAAAGTCTTCAGGTAATGAATCTACTAATATTTTCCAACTCCATGTGAATGCTTCTTCCCCAAAACCTTCACAAGAAGCAAAACTATTATATAATTTTTCATTTTTTCTCACATTTTCAACAAAATTATCATATATAATTTTATATTTTAATTCATTGTTTTTATTCTCTTTTAAAAAAAGACATACTTCTTTTAAACTTGCCATTTTATATGATATATTATTTTACTTATAATCTTTTTAAGTCTTGATAAAAGAATTATATTTTTAGTGTTTTTTATATTTTTTTTTAGTGTTTATATTAGTAAAGACAATAATTATCTCTATATAATTTATATGGAATACAATTATATTGTCAATCCTAAAACTAATAGAAAATGTAGAGTAGATTCTGTTCAAGGAAAAAAAATATTAAATAATTACGTTCAAAATGCTGGATCTTTTTTGGGATATCATAAACCATGTCATATGTTTAAGGAGCAACATAAAAAGCAATTATGCGGTAGAAAAGAGATATGTAGAAATCTTGCTAGGAGCGATTGGAAAAAACTTAGCGTAGAACAATGTACCGAAAGATTTACAAACAAAAAGAATGAAATATTGAAACTTATCAAAAATGCTAATAATATTATATCATCTGGAGAACATAAAATAAAAATAGAAAAATGGGATGGTAATTTAGATAATCAATTTAAAAGAATTGAATCAAGCCAAAAATTAAATGAAATGTTTGCTGATTGGAATGGCATGAGATATTATTGTAGAATGGATTATTTGGGAGCTTTTATAAGTAGAATCAAAAGAGAAATAATGGATCTTGAAGGTGCTGGCTTTAAAGTTAAAAATATGTACTATTCCGGTTTTTATGATACTATGACTATTTTAAATAACGAGCATGATAAATTAGAAAAAAGAATGGAAAATATAACACTAAATGGAAGATATTTTAGTCTGGTAAGTCTTTATGAAGACATATTCACGGGATATTATAATATTGGTCATTATAGTAAGAGATTAGATGAACATAAGAGAAGCGTTGATAAGGTCTTACAAAAACTAGGATTAAATAGTGTAGGTGAACTTTTTGAATATGCCAAAACTAAGGTTAGTGAAAAAAAAGGAAAAACAGTTTTAGGAGATGAAACCTGTAATCCTCTTGTAAATCTAAGGAATTTACTCAAAGATTATATTAAAACTGCTAACAAAATTAAACCCATTCTTGAATCAAAGAGTTATCAAAAACTCTTTATCGACGAAAACGGTAATATCTTAGAGGACGATTTAAGCAATGAGGATTTTGAAATAAATATAAAGCAATATCGTGGTGGAGTAGGAGGTAATTACGATTGCGATGTTAGACCTTTAAGAGAGGTCACAATAATTAAGGTAAAAGAAGTGAGACAAAAGCTTGCTGATGCTTTACATAGAATAAGTGAAAGTGAAATGAAGGATATACATCATATCTATGATAGTCTTGAATTCTTGAAAAAATATAAAATCGATTACTGTTAAACTAATATATTAAATAACTTTAATATGA